ACCCGCCGGAGGTTTCTGCCTCCGGCGGGCAGGGCTTTGCCCTGCACCCAGCAGGGAAATGATTTCCCTGCACCCTCTATTCTCGGTGGATCGCCGCACGGCCAGTATCAGCGGCAGGGATTATCTGTGAACGGGGACAGGACCGATTAGAGAACCGGGATTGACCGGGATGAAACGGGACTGTGCGGGAATGGTCGGAAAAAATTGGCCTTCGGCAATACGTTGACAGCGGTGGACGGCGGGGTCGCCTGCGCTTGGGAGTGGAATGGGCTGTCTAGAGTGCGTGGTTAATTAGACGTGCCTGGGACCAGAGCTTTTAGAGTGGTGGCCAGAAGACTGGCTTTCTGGCTTTCGTTTCCGAAGAGGCGCTAAATTGGCTCTTAATAGTGACTTAGCGGGGATTTAGGGCTCAATAAGAGCCGCTGGCGTGTAATCGGCGACGCGAGAAGTGGGACCTTTAGCGGAAAAGCCGTTCAAAATGGGGTCCCACTTTCATAACAATCAGAAATTGCGTTAGAAAATATGCCAAATCGGGTATCGCGCCCGATCTTTGGTGCGGCGCGAAGTGGGACCCCTATTTTCCGATCTGCGGTCGGCTGGCGGCAACCAGCAAGAGCGCCAAGTCGTCGGACTCTACTCCGTATCGAAACTGCAGGGTCAGCATGGCCTGGCGCAGCGCTTCAGTTGGGATAACGCCGGCAATCTGAGTTGCCTCCTCGACGATGCCGCGCGCTTCAGCGACGCGGTTCCCGACTTCATGGACGCGGGCGTCCGACGGCTCCCAGTTTGTCGGCGGTTCGGACACCTTGCCGCCAGAAACCCCGGGAGGCTTCTCTCCAGTCATTAGATATTCAGCGGTTGTCCCAAGCGCGCGCGCAATGCGCACCATATTATCTGCCTTCGGTTCCACCGATGCAATGATGCTGGCCAAGGTGCTCGGGCCAACGTTCGCGCTTTGGGCCAACCACGCCTGACTTCTCCCGTCCAGCAGCTCTTCAATGCGCACGCCCCACGGCGAACGCGCTTTTTTGCTTGCGTTGATACGATCCGTCGTATTAATCATCGACACATTGGACATTTCAACGAGGCGTCAAACATGCTTGCCGGACTTCACTATGAGGACATTAAGGCCTCTATCCGGAAAAAGTATAAGACTTTGAGGGCGTTCGAACGTTCTCATGGCCTCCCGAAAAACTCCATTCACAATCATTTCCGCGGCTTTACGAGCAAGAGGGTGCGGGTGGCAGTTGAACGCCATCTCGCCGCCATCGTCGCCCCCACGGCACTATACGACGAAGCGCAATCTAGCACCCCATCGACGCGGACGCATCGTCTAAATCGGAGGGCTGCTTGAACATGGGTGCGCTGCAGGGCGGAGAGGTCGTTGGCCATGTGGTTACGATCCCGTTGGCTGATATTCAGGTTGGTGAGCGGCTGCGGCCGGTTGATGCCGAGTGGGCCGAAGGGCTGGCCGGGATCATGGCCCGGGATGGGCAGCTGACGCCTATCGAAGTCTGCCGGCTGGAACAGGGTGGGTTTGCCCTGGTGACGGGCGGTCACCGGCTTGCAGCGGCCTCGCTGAACGGTTGGGCGGCCATCGACGCCTTCATCGTTTCCAGCAGTTGGGCGGAGCGCCGGCTGCGCGAGGTGTCGGAGAACCTGTTCCGCCGCGATCTGGACCCGATCGACAGGGCCTCGTTCCTGGCCGAGCTCGTTGACCTTTCCCGCGCCGGGTCGGGCGCGACGGATCAATCGCCGCAACAGATTGCCGCCAATGCGCGGTGGCAAAAGGCCGTCAAAACAGAGGCACTTAATGCGTCCCTCATCGTGAGGGACGCATACGGCTGGACGAAGCAGGTGTCCGACCGCGTTGGCCTTTCGGTCCAGACGGTTGAACGCGATCTTATGCTGCACCGGCGCCTATCGCCCCAGGTGAAGGCAATGCTCTCGGGCCATCCGGTCTATCGCAATGCGACTGCCCTTCGTTCGCTCGCGAAGCTGGAAGCTGATCAGCAGCTGCAGGTCGCCGAAATGCTGGCTTCCGGCGCGATCAAGGGCGTCGGCGAAGGTGTGGCAACGCTGCAGCAGAAGCCCAAGGCTTCGGCTGAAGAGAAGCGGCTCTCGGCTGTCCTCGGCACGATATCGCGCATGGGTAAGGTGGAGCGTCAGGCCGCATTCGACCAGCTGGCAGGCCAGTACATGAACGAGCTGATCCGCGCCGTCAGCAAGGCCCAGCTCGCCGCTGAAGACCTCGCCGCGTGACACGCAAGCGACGCCCCTCCCTTACGGATGGCCAGATGGCCTTCACGTTTGCGCCGGCTCGCCCAGCGCGGGCGGAGGGCGATCTGGCTGGGCTGGAGCGCATCATTTCGAGCGCCGTTGGGCGGGCGCTGAAAGAGGATTCGCGGCCTCGCGCCGTGGTGGCCGGCGCCGTTTCGGCGCTGCTGGGCGAGGACGTCTCCAAGTTCATGCTGGACGCCTACGCAAGCGAGGCGCGCGAGGGCCATTCGATCAGCGCTGGGCGGTTTCTGGCGCTGATGGCGGCGACCGAGCGGCTGGACATCCTGGACGCGGTGATTTCGCGCATCGGAGGCCGGGTGCTGGTGGGCGAAGAGTTCCACACGGCCCGCGTTGGCCATTTGATGGCCCAGAAGCAGCGGATCGACGAAGAGCTGCGTGCGCTGCGACCCATCACCACACCGATTGAGCGGGGGAGCCTGTGATGTCGGCGCCAATCTTGCGCAAGGAATGGTTCTCGTCGGCCGAGCTCGCGTCCCTTGCGTTGCCGGGCCTCTCAACGGCCAAGCGCAAGATAAATGAACGCGCGGATGCCGAGGGCTGGGCGCTTCGCACCTGCCATCTGGGACAGGCGCTGGCGCGCAACCGCAACGCCCGCGGCGGTGGGGTGGAGTATCACGCTGCCGTGCTGCCGATCGCGGCCCGGCTGGAGCTGGTTCGGCGGGGCCTGGCGCCCGACGCTGTTGCCGACAACAAGTTGGACGGTGGCCAGCCCCCGTCTGTGTCACCAAAGCCCGAACGGTCCAGCCTGTGGAGCTGGTTCGATGGCCGATCGGGGACGGTGAAGGCCGAGGCGGAGCGCCGGCTGCGCCTGATCGAGCAGGTGGAGGCTTCCGAACGGGCGGGCCTCAACCGCTCTGCAGCCGTTGCAACGGTCGCGATCGGCGCGGGTGTGAGCGGCGCGACCATCTGGAACTGGCTTTCGCTGGTGGCGGGTGCGCCGAGGCTGGACTGGTTGCCGGCGCTGGCGCCGCGTGCACAGGGCGGCGGCGCCGAGGCCGCAATCGACGACGAAATCTGGACGATCTTCAAGAGCGACTGGTTGCGGCCGGAGAAGCCCACGCTTTCGAGCGTCTATCGCCGGACCAAGAGCATCGCCGACAGCCGGGGTCTCTCGATTCCCCATGTGAAGACGTTTCAGCGGCGCATCGAGCGGGAGGTGCCGCCTTCGGTGGTGACCGCGCTTCGGAACGGCGCCGAGGCTGCGCGCAAGATGCTGCCGCCGCAGATTCGATCTGTTGCGGACCTGCATGCGCTGGAGATCGTGAACATCGACGGCCACAAGTGGGACGTCTTCGTGAAGTTCCCGGCCACGGACGCCTATCAGGAGCGCGTCGCGCGCCCGATGATGGTGTGCATTCAGGACGTCTACAGCCGCAAAATCCTCGCCTGGCGCTTCGGCGACAGCGAGAATGCGGTGCTGACCCGGCTGGCGTTTGCCGACCTGTTCCAGAAATGGGGGATTCCCGACGCGGTTCTGCTGGATAACGGCCGGGCCTTCGCATCCAAGCTGATCACGGGCGGCGCAAAGACACGCTTCCGGTTCAAAATCCGTGAAGACGAGCCGTTGGGCCTGCTGACCCAGCTGCAGATCCGCAACATGTGGGCGACGCCTTATCGCGGCCAATCGAAGCCGATTGAGCGGGCCTTCCGAGACTTCTGCGACGCCATTGCCAAGCACCCGGCCCTGGCTGGGGCCTACACGGGCAACAAGCCCGATGCGAAGCCGGAGAACTACGGCAGCCGAGCGGTGGACTTCGACCTGTTCGAGAAGATCGTGGCGACAGGCATCGCCGAACATAACGCCCGCCAGGGCCGCCGCACGGAGATGGCGCGCGGCCGCAGCTTCGACGACGCCTTCAACGAATCCTATGCGGTATCGGCGATCAGGACGGCCGGGCCCGAGCAGCTGCGCCGCGCGCTACTGGCCTCCGACCGGGTGCGTGCGCACCGGGACAACGGAACGGTCGAACTCATGGGCAATCGCTATTGGCATGCCGATCTGGCGCGGCATGCGGGCGAGCTGCTGACCGTCCGGTTCGACCCCGACAACCTGCACGGCGAGGTGCACTGCTATGACGCGAAGGAAGCCTTCATTTGTGCGGCGCCGATCTGGGCTGCGGTCGGCTTTGCAGATGCGGAGGCTGCTCGCCAGAGGGCGAAGCTGGCGGCGGATCATCGCAAGACGCTGAAGCGCGGAATCGAGCTGCAGAAGCTGATTTCTGCAGCCGAGATCGCCGCGATGCTGCCGGATGCGGAGCCCGGCGAGGCGCCTGTGCGGAAAGTGTCGCGGATTGTGCGCACGCGTGGGGCGGCAGCTGCCGCCGCGGTTCAGGCGGCGCCCGAGGTTGAACCTGAATTCATGGAGCGCCTCGGCCACGCGGTCGAGCGGCGCCTTCGGCTGATCGAGAACGAATGAATTTGGCGGCGCCGGGGTAGCCGCCCCGACGCCGCCTTCACCGGCCCGGAAGGGCCAGCATGGAGAAGGCCAAGATATGGCGACTATCGCAGAAACACCAGAGACGACGCGGGAGGTTCGGAAGCGGCTGATCGAGCATCAGGCCGATTGTGGCCATACGTGGAAGCGTATCTCTGACGAATCCGGCATTAAGAACGGCACGCTGAGCCTGTGGAAGGCGGGTGCCTATACCGGCAACAACGAGAACATCACCGCCAATGTGCGGCGATATCTGGACGGGCAGGAGGCTGTTGGACAGCTGCGCGCCCGCGTCGGCGACGATCCTGGCTGGCTCAGCACCCCGACATCGCGCCGCATCCTGACGCTGCTGCGCATGGCGCACCTGAACGACGTGGTCGCGTTCGCCGGGGTATCCGGCTGCGGAAAGAGCCTGACGGCCCGCGAATACAAGACGCTGGCCAGCAATGTGTTCATCGTGACCATGGACCCTACGACAAGCAGCGTATCGCAGATGCTGCGGGCCGTCCTTCGCGCGTTGGGCGATTCCGAGCCACGCTATGGTGCGGCGCCAAGCGACCTTTCCCGCCGGATCGTAAGCCGCCTGGCTGGCACCAAGGCGCTGATCATCGCTGATGAGGCACAGGAGCTTTGCCCGCAGGCCCTGCAGGTGATGCGCAGTTGGGTCGACCTCTGCGAAATCGGGCTCGCCTTCCTGGGCGATCCGCGACTGGTGCAGCTGCTGCGCGCCTCGCGAAAGGTGGACCTCGCCACGTTCAATTCGCGCATTGGCATGCAGGATTTCCGCCCGGCTGTGGATGCGGCCGATGTGGAGGTCGTGGCGGCTGGTTGGGGCATTGAAGACCCGTCAGCCGTTCGGTTCCTGAGGCAGATCGCCGCCAAGGACGGCACCTTGCGGGGCGTCGTGAAGACGATCCGGGCCGCCAACATGCTGGCGAGCGATGAAGAGCGCCCATTGGAGCTGGCCGACATGAAGGCTGCCTGGGCGCAACGGAACATCGACTTCCTGACTGTGGGGGGCTGAGCCATGCAGAGCGAAATCGACGATATCCGCCAAGAGCTGCGCGGCATGGCGCACCTCAATGTCGAAGGCCTGCTCGACCAACAGACGGTCGACGGCTTCATCAACCGCATCGGAGACAGGCTGGGCCTGATCGAGCTTCAGCAGGCCGACCGTGTGGTCCGCGTGCCGGTGCTTACGCTGGCCATAATCAGTCAGCGCGCACGCCAGGAGCATCCGCGCCGGTTCACCGTCATTGAAGGGGAAAAAGCATGAGCTGCACCCTGAATGAATCCGCCCTTGCCCGGCGGATGGAGGCAGTGACTGCTGCCTCTGTCGCACACGGCACCTGCCCCGAGCTGGTGATGGGCCGGTCTCAGCTGCATCCGGTGCGCGCAGCGCGCAAGGCGGCGATGATGGCGATGCGCGAGCGGTTCGACGATCCGATCCATGTGATCGGGGCGTTCTTCGGCCGCAGCCGGCGCCAGGTGCAATATTGCATCGCTGCCGAAGCCGGCCACGGCCGAGACTGCCCAGATGCCATGGAGATCGTGGAGGCGGTAGCCGAAGCGCGCGGGTTCCGCGCTGCCGAGGTGCTGCACTGCACATCCCGGCGCCCGGCCATTCTGGCGGCGCGGCGGGCGGCGATCTGCGCCGCGTTCGAGGCGCTGGGCGGCACGCCGGCTGGCCTCGCGGCGGCGCTGGGCATCGATCAGACGACGGTGCGGCTGCACCTGCGCAGCGGGGAGGCGGCCCATGGTTGACCCCAAGCGCAACCCGCAAACCGACGAAGCCCGTCGCGAGCAGGATGACCAGCCCTGGCCGGATAACCACGGCCGTGACGTCAATGAGCCGTCGGCTTGGGCATGGGTGCTGGTGGTGCTCGTGTTCACGGGCCTGATGATCGGTGCGATCGTGGAGTTCCTGCCATGAACCCGCGCCCAAGCCCCGGCCTCTACGCCGTGCTGATCGTCGTGCTGTCGTTGGGCATCGCGGCGGTCGCCACCTTGTCGGTGGTGGCTTCGGACATTCAAACGACAGGGGCCGTCCGTTGAGGCCCGCCCCTGAAGCCGTCCGCAGCTGCCGCGTTTGCGGCTGCACGGACACGCTCGCCTGCGAAGGCGGCTGCCACTGGGTTGGCGCCAATCTCTGCAGCGAGTGCAGCTGGGGCGGCGCTGCCGCCCCAGCCGGCCACGGCCCCGACGATCACTTTGACCCTGACCTGGACGGGTCGTTCGACCCGCGAGCGGGAGAGTTTTCATGATGAACATCGACATGAGCGCGGTGGACGAAGCCCATAAGCGGCTGCGCAGCTGCGATTCACGGCTCAACTGGAACCTGCTGCTGGATGTGGTCAGCCACACGTTCCAGGTGAAGCGCTCGAAGCTTGTGGGGCCGAGTCGGGAGGTGCCTCTGCCCCGCGCACGTCAGGGGCTGGTGTGGGTGGCCCGAACGCTGACCGACTGGAGCCAGCACAGCCTGGGCGAGCGGCTGGCACGCGATCATTCGTCGATCGCCCATGCCGAAAGGACAGCCGAGAGGCTTCGCTCGAGCGACCCGGATTTCCGGGCGCTGACCGACGCGATGATGGCGGTGCTGGAGCCGTATTGCGCGGCCCGCTGCGGAATGGAGGCCGACCATGCCGGTTGAAATCCGCACATCGGACGGGCGGCACTGGGCGCGCCCGGCGCTGCAGAACCACGCGCCCGCGCCACTGGTGCGGCTGGTGACCCCGCACGAGCGGTACCGCCGCCAGCTGAAGTTCGTCGCCGCCCTCCTCCTCTTTTCCGGCCTGCTCATGAGCCTGGCCGCCCTTCTGAAAGGCATCTGAAACATGGCTAGAAGCACCCTTAAAGTCGAAAAGCTGCCCGTTCCGCAAACCACGGCAGACGCGATTCCCATGCTGAAGCGCTGGTCCGATCTTCACATCGAGGTGGCCAAGGTGAAGCTGGAGGCGGAGGACGCAAAGGCCGAGATCGACACGGCGCGCGATCTGCTTCTGTTGCCGATAGCGGCGGAGGCAAAGCGCTTGATGGCGGCGCTGAAGACCTTCTTCATCGCCCGCCAGGATGAGCTGACGGACGGCAAGCGCAAGAGCGTGGTGCTGGGCCCGTGCCGGATCGGAATGCGCCTGGGCAACCCCACGCTGGACTACCCCAAGGGCGACGAAGACCAGCTGCTTGAGGATTTGCGCCAGCTGGGATTCGACGACTGGGCCTGGCGCGAGAAAGTCGAGCTCAACAAGGAGGCGCTGATCGCGGCGCTGAAACCCAACGAGGACGACGATGAGGCCGTGGCCGACGCAGTGGCGCTGATCGGCCTTGGTTTCGGCATCAAGCAGACGGAGACCTTCTTCGTTGAGCGGTTGGAAACCGATCCGGCCGTGGTCGCCTCTCTCGGTCGGGAGGCAGCGTGATGAAGGCGAAGCCACACTACACGCCACAGACGACGCTGCGGACCGGGAAAATGTTCGACCTCGGCGCGATCTCCCTGTCGCTTGGCCCAACAGCCGTCGACTACGCGCCGTCGGATCGGGTGACCTGCGCTGCTTCCGGCAATCTTGGCCTCGTCTTCCTGAGGGCGCGGGACGAACCGGTAGGGGTCTACATGGCAATGTCCGCCGCCGATCTGCGAGGCGTGGCGGCTGGAATGGTCAAGGTGGCCGACATGCTGGATGCCGGCGGCGCTGCCCCCGCCGGGACGGTGCTGCAATGAGGCGCGCCTTCCATTGTGAGCGCTGGGGCGTGTCGCGCGAACAAGTGCTTGCCGACATGCACCGCCTGTCCGCAGCGGCAGGCGGGAAGCGCCAGGCTGCGGCCCTGTGCGAGGTGCCCGCGCCGACTTTCATGAACGTGATGAGCGGCACGTATAATCCGGGGGAAACCATCCTGCTGGCCCTCTATGGGCCAAGTGGCAGCACGCTTCGGCCAAAGCTGCTCGCCTTTGCGACTGGAAAGGGCCCCAGCCCAGAGGCCGCAGTCGCGGCGGCGGATGAACCGCGCGTGCTGGCCCCAATCTGCGGGGAAGATGCATTTGGCGGCCTGACCGTGGCCGAGCTGCTGCGGCGCGGGCAGCGCAAAGCGGCCGCGATGGAAAGCGATCTGGACGAGCTGACCGGCGCCCTCGCATCCCTCCTGGATCTGGCTACCGCTTTGGCAGGCGAGGAAGAATGAGCGCTGTTGCCACCCGCCGCGTCATTGTCGGCGAATCGCCGCCAGTGCCGGTCGGCATCGCCATGCTGGCGCACCGCTTTCGATATCTGTGCCGCCAGCTGGGCTACCACGCCTGGGTGGAGCTGAGCCGGACGGCTGAGTCGACGTCGCGGTATGTCCGCGTTGAGACAGGCGCCGCCAGGTGGCCGCTGAAGATCCGCATTTCTGACCACGAGCTCGCCCGGCCGACAGGTTGCGACTTTGAGCTCGTGTCGCGTGATGGCCGATCGGGCGCCGAGCATCTTTCCGCCTTCATCTACGCAGTGGCTCGGGGAGTGGCATGACCGCCGCCGCGCCCAAGTTCGCGCCGAACCCAGCCGCGCGCGGGATGTTGGCGAAGCTCCACATCGCCCGGAAAGAGCTGGGGCTGGCCGAGGACGATTATCGCGCCGTGCTGCTGCGCGCGACCGGCAAGAGCTCGGCCAAGGCGATGTCTCTGGCCGAGCTGGACGCGGCACTGGCCGAGTTCGGGCGGCTGGGCTGGAAGCCGACGGTGGCCACAAGATCAGGGTCGGACCTGAAGGCCGGTCGGGGCGCGCCCCGGCCGGCCGATCATCCGTCGGCCCGCAAGGCGCGCTCGCTGTGGATCTCGCTCTACAATCTCGCTGCCGTGCGCAACGGGTCTGAGGCCGCGCTGGAAGCGTTCGCAGCCCGGCAGCTGCGCGTGGAGCGCATGCAGTGGGCCGACCAGGCCAAGTGCTACAAGCTGATCGAGGCGCTGAAGGCCATGGCCGAGCGCGCGGGCTGGGATCAGACGCCGCCGACGGACGCCCCGGAGGAATTCCTCGCCCGCACTCTGATGCGGCGGCTCATCACCCGCCAGTGCGAGATCCTGCGCGCGGCAGGCGACACGCGCAGGGTGGACGAGATCGCGAACAGCGCGCTGTTCGAACCCGCGCGGGCGTGGGAGTTTCTGCCGATAAGTGTCCACTATGGCATGGCCACGAAGCTGGGCCACCAGGTGCGCAAGGCGCGCGCTGGCTGATGCCAATCGCGCCCGAATTCATGGATGTGGCTGCTCGGCTAACCCGCGTTATCGGGGAAGAGAGTGCGCGCAAGCTGCTGCATGTGTTCGGCGGTCGGCGCATCTATGTGCCGCGCGAAATCGGCGCGGCGCATCCGATATCCGTCACGATCGGTCCGGAGGCGGCCGCGAAGGTCGGAGAGTTTTTCCACGGGACGATTCTGTACTTTCCGATCGTCGCATCGCGGCGGGATCGCATCCTGAAGATGGCGGACGAGAAGGCGAAAGCGCAGGACATCGCAACGGCACTTTCGGTTTCCGAGCGTCTTGTATACTCAGTGCTTGCCGAGCGCCGCGAGCGGGATAGCCAACCCCTCCTCCTCTGACAGGTTATGCTGCAGTCCTGCAGCATAGGGCCCTGCGCACCACCCACTATCGTCCGCTGATGCAGGACGGAGACGACACCCCAGAACCGATGCGCCGCCCTTTGAGCGGCGCCTTTGATTTCATGGTCCGTGGCTGGCGACCGGCCGCCGGCTGGGCCTGCACGCTGACTGTGCTGATCCGCGGTGCGGTGGTTCCGTTCGCGGAACTGGCGACGGGTGGGCCGGTGTCTCCGTTCGATTGGGTTGCGGCGGGCGCACTGCTCGGGGCGCTCGGGCTCGCTCGATATCGCCACCTTGAGCGCGTGTCCGGCGTGACGGTCTGAGGAGGCGGCGATGGCGCGCATTGAGCCCGGTGGAGCGGATGACTTTCTGAAGAAGAGCGAGGCTGTTCTTGCAGCGCCCGGCGCTGTGACGCCGTGGGAATCTCTGCAGGGAAGCCTCAACCTCCACGTTACCGGCGCGTTTGTCGGGACCTATGTGGTTGATCGTTCCTTCGATGGCGGCGCCACTTTTGCCGCCTGCTCTGATCGTGGGCAGGTCATCGAGTTCAGCGGCCCGGCGTCCGAGGTGCTGGAGGCGTTCGAGCGCAACATGCTCTTCCGCATCCGCTGCACCGCGCTGGATTCCGGCGAGATCGTGGCGCGGCTCAGCCAGTGAGCGTCTTCGCGGGCATCTTCAAAGGGCGAGCGGCGCTTGCTGCGGTCGATCTGCCGCCCATCTGCCTGAAGCGGCCGGCGCTGCACGACGATGTGCAGCCCACGGCCATGGTGGCATTCTCCTCCATTGCAGCCGGCTGGGCCGGCTCGTTTCCGATCGTGGTGGTGCGCTTCTGGCAGCGCCGCCTGGGCGTTGGAGAGTGGGAGACAATCTCCGGCAGCGAAGGCCTGATCTACACCCCCAGCACCTCCGACGTCGGCTACGCGTTGCGCAAAGGCGAAACGGCTTCGAACGCGCACGGGGTCGCGACCGAGTACTCGGAGGAGTCGGCGCCAGTGCTTCCCGCCGGGGCGGGCGAAGAGCCGGCGGTGCCGGAAATGACGGCGCCGCCTGTCGCGTCGGCGGCCGCGCTGGCGATCGGCTCGCTGGTAAGCCTGGATGATCTCGGCGAGTACGATCCGCCCGCCACTTCGTTCGAGTACCAGTGGATGCGCGGCGCCGCAGAGATAGCGGACGCGTCCGGGCTGATCGAAGCTGGCGACCCGCTTCCATCCTACCTGACGACGGCCGCCGATGATGCGGCCCTGGTGCGCTGTCGCATCACCCCGATCAACGCGGACGGCGCCGGAGACAGCGCCTATTCCAACTATGTCGGCCCGTTCGCGGCCGAAAAGGTCTGGTATCATCGCTGGAATTTCAGCAGTTCGGCGGCGGCGCCGGCTGCGCCTTTCGACCTGTTTCACCAAGCCATTTATACGGCGAATGTGCCGGTTGTCGGCTCGTCTGGCCTTCGGTTGCACCTCACTGGCGCGTCCACCTGGCAGCTCGACAATACGCCAACGGCACCGTGGTTCGTGGGCTCGGTTTCCATGTATGGTGCAACCCGCCGCTTCGTGCTGGAGGCGCCAGAAGGGCGGCCCACGCGCTTGCGCTTTGCAGCCCGCAACACGCACGCCACCCTGACCCGCGTGCTGCAGATCTGGGATGGCGACCCAGGCGTCGACGCAGGCGCTGTGATGCTGGCGACGGTGACGCTTCCGATCGGCGCCCTGGCGGTCGCCGCCGATGGCGTGGAGTATGGGGAAAGTGCTGCCTGGGAGAGCCTGACCGAGGACGCCTATGTTGACCTGCCGGCAGCGGCCCGAGGCAACTATACGCTGCGGATCGGCGACGCGACGGCGACGCCGGTTATCTTCTACCACCTGACACTGGAGAACCCGACCAACGCCCGCGTGCTGAGCGGAGTGGGTTCTTTCCATGTCTCGCCAGATGGCAACGACGTTACGGGTGACGGCTCGCTGGCCGCGCCCTGGAAGCATGCCCCCGGCACGCCTGGCGCCGGCGGCCTGGTTCCGGAATTCGTGCCGCTGCCGGGAAGCCGCATCCTCTTTCAGCGCGGCCGGGTTCATCGTCCGCCGTCGGTTGCGGCCGATCAGATCGCCATGCTGGCGCTTTCCAACGGCGGTACCGCCGAAGCGGCCATCACCATCGGGTCGTATGGCGCAGGCGCCACTCCGGAAATTCGCGGCACGGTGCCCCTCAGCACCGGCTGGTCGGCGCCTGCAGGCGGATCGAAGGCGGCGCTGTCGGTGCAGGGCGCGGCCGGCAAGGTGCGGCGCCGGGCAGTCTCCAACCTGCACCGCGCCCAGCACCCGGTCCACGGCAATCAGAAGCTCTATGCGGCGCGTTGGCCATATGGCCCCACGCTTTCGCTCTGCGACAACGACGATCGGGCGGTCGGCTGGTACCGCCGCAATGTCACCGTCATCAATTCCGGCACCACGCAGGATGCCGACACGGGGCAGCCCAACACCTCGACCTTTGTGGACCCGCTGCTGATCGAGCGCGGGACCGGCGAGGCGGCCAGCCTTGTTGGCTATCAGATCATCTATGCGGCCGTTGGCAACGTCCTGGCCGAAGCCACCATCCTCTTCCATGATCGCGCTTCCGGCACCCTGAAGTTTGTCTATGCGAGCGGCGCGACGCCCTACACCGTGACGACGCCGGGCGCCTCGGGCGAGAGCTGCTATCAGGTGGCCTGGTGCCCGTTCGATCTGCGCTACGAGTATCAGTACGCGCTGGATAACCCGCTGGCGCCAACCGAGCTCTTTGTCTCTCTGCCCGAGGGCGCCGATCTTGGCGTGCTGGAGCTGGCTGCCCTGTCGCAAGGGCTGGCGATTGAAGCCAACTACATCGAGACCGACGACGATGCGCTGAGCTTCCGCCACCTAGCGCTAAACAACGCCGCCCAGGCTTCCACCAAGCCGAACAGCTCCATTGCCATCTACAATGGTGGCCCGCGCGTTGGCGTGAAGATCGGGACGTTCAAGTGTCGCGACTTCTCGTCCGTCGCCAGCCTCGGCAGCCGCCGCAACGTCATCGGCGGCGACAGCAAGCTGCAGCTTTCCGAGGTGCGCGGAATTGAGGTCTACGACTGCCCTACGGCCTCGGTGATCCGCACTGGCCAGGAAAGCGGTTTCGTTTCGATCGCCAGCTTGAAGGCCAGCAACATCGGCCGCACGGGCCTGCTGATCCGTGGCCGCAACAATGAGTTCTATGCGACCGGGCTTGAGTTCAACAACATCAACAACCGCCATGGCAACGCCGTGTCTCGCTACGAGAGCGGGCCGCTCGTCGGCGTGGTGGAAGGCCTCAGCGCTCGCAACTGTCAGCGATCGTTCACCCATTATGGCGCCGATGGCTACGATTCCAGCCTGACGATCCGCTACTTCTTCCTGACGCCGGCGCTGGCCGACGAAACGTCCGAGCCGATCGCTTACAGCGGCATCATTGACTACAACGGCTATTCGCCCGGCCTGGTCTTTGAATATGGCCTGGCCGTCGGCTGCGGCAACGCCAGGGGCGGCTACAGCTTTGCCGAGTATATCGGCCAGCCAGGGCCCGGCCGGCCGGCCACGCCAAATATCCGCCGAGGCATGGTTGTCGAAGGGCTGCTGATCGGCAGCGGAACCACAGACCTCAGCATGTGGACGTTCGAGAACGTCCTCATCACGAAGACGACGGCCAATGTCTCGTCGGCCGACGATCTGCGCGCCCTGGGCGCCAACATCGTCAACGACAGCGTGGTTTTCGTCGACCAGCTGTGGAACGGCACCATCACCCGCGAGATGTGGGAGATGCTGACCCGCGACGGGCAGACCGGAAACCATGTCCTCCGTCCGCTCCCCGGCCATGGAATTCTGCCGGCCTTCGGCGCCATGCTGGATCGCGCCGCGCTCACCTGCAGGCTCAACACCCTGGATCGCATCCCCGCGCGGTGGCCGGCCGGCTACACGGTGGGCTCGATCACCGGCTATCTGCCCTGCACGTCGTTGTCGCTCGATCCTGCAGACGGTGACAATGCCGAGCTGGGCGCGCGCCTGGTGAAGGGCGACCTGCAGTTCACGGTCGTCGGCCCGACGGCGCCGAAGTCTCTGGTGGTGACACTGACGCCGCTGGCCGGCGCCGGTTATGGCTGGACGAGCATCGAGCCGAAGAAGGTGGCGATCCTGCTGCCGGTGAGCGGGCTGTGAACGCCGCCCTCATCAAACTCGTCGCCTCGGTGGCCGGCGCCGGGCTGCTGATCGTGGCCGCGCTGGACTGGCGCTCCGCCCGCGAGGCGCGCGCCGAGCTGCGGATCTGCGCGGCCGGCGCCGGCAATGTGAGCAAGCCGCTCGACGGTTGCCCGCCCAAGCTGTCGGCCGCGATCACGGCCGCGCGCGCCGCCGCCGTCTGCGAAGCCGGGCTGAAGGCGGACGTGGCCTTCACCATCGCGACCGCCTGCGGCGCCCAGGTGCGCGACCGCGTGGCGCGTCAGCGGGCCGCCGAACACAATCTCGCCGATGCGCTCGCGCAGCTGGCCCAGGCCGAGCAGCGCACGATCGCGGCCGTCTCCCGCGCGGAAGCCCGCGCCACCCAAACCGCCGAAAGGAAAGCCCGTGCGGCCGCTGCCATTTCTGCTGCCCCTCGTGATGGGGCTGGTCTTCTTGTTTGCGATGCTCAGTGCCTGCGCGACCTCACGTCCGCCAGCCGCACCGATCGTTAAGCAGACGACCGTGACCCGCACCATCTGCCCGATCGAGCTGAAGCTGGCGCTGCCGGCAAAGCCGCAGCCGTCGCCCGGCGCCATCATCCAGGGCAACGAGGCCGGCCTCGGATTCGTGTCCGATCTCGGCGGCTATGCAGACGATCTGGCCGCGCGCCTGTCCGACGCGGCTGCGGGTTGCCCGCAATGAGCCCGGCGCTGAAAGCCATTATCGACGGCGTGATCGCGCGCGAGGGCGGCTATGTGAACGACCCGCGCGATGCTGGCGGTGAAACGAACTGGGGCATCACCAAGGCGGTTGCACGCGCCAATGGCTGGACAGGCCCGATGCGCGATCTGCCACGGCAAAAGGCGTTCGACATCTACTGGCAGCGCTACGTCGTCGCCCCGAAGTTCGATCGAATCGCCGGACTGAACACGCTGATCGCGGCCGAGTGCATCGACACCGGCGTGAACATGGGGCCCAGCTGGGGCGGCATCTTCCTGCAGCGAGCGCTGAACGGTCTCAACAACCAGGGCAAGCTCTACAAGGATATCGCCGTGGACGGCGCCGTCGGCCCCGGCACGATCGGCGCCCTTGCGGCCTATCTGAAGCATCGCGGCGCCGAGGGCGTGACGGTGCTCCTGCGCGCGATGAACTGCCTGCAGGGTGCCCGCTACATCGAGCTCGCCGAGAAGCGGAGCGCGAACGAAGCCTTCCTCTACGGCTGGCTCCGCGAGCGCGTGGCGTGACAGACATGATCGACGACGCACAGCAGCTGGAAGAAGCCGAGCGCGCCGAGGGCGTGCGCGCCGTATCGGCCGCGCTGCTGGGGCCGGGCTCTGAAGATTGCGCCGAGTGCGGAGACAAGATCCCGGAAGCGCGCCGCCGCGCCTTCCCGGCCGCAACCCGCTGCATCGGCTGCCAGGAACAATCCGAGTGGAGCCGCCGTCTGGCGAGCCCTCCGCATTCCGAACCTGTGACGATCCTAGGGGGCAAACGTGTTTGAGTGGTTAATGGAAGTCATGCCGCGTTGGGGCAGCTTTCTGGTCGCGGCCATGGCCGTGTGGATCAGCTTGTTCAGCCTGTGGCGCGGCGGCAGCTGGCGCAATCAGGACGAGGATGCGGCCGTGAAGGCGCGCCTGCAAGCGGTGGAGACGGACAGCAAGTCGGTCAAGGATCGACTGCCGGATCTGGCCACCAAGTCCGAGCTGAAGGCGCTGGCCGATCATATCGAGACGCGCCTGGAACAGACGCCCAGCAAGGCGGATTTCGCGGGGCTGGAAGCAAGGCTCACCTCGGAAGTCACATCGCTGCGCCGCGACGTGGAGAACGTCGGTGGCGGGGTGAAGCGCATCGAGAGCTTCCTGATCGAGAAGGGCTCGAAATGACCGATTACAGCCAGTTCATGGCGGAGCATGTGCGCATTGCCATACTGCGCATGCTGGACGAGGCACCCGCCTGGCAGATGAACAGCTCCATGCTGCGCGATGGCCTGTCTGCCATGGGCCTCGGCGCGACCGGCGATCAGGTCCGCACGCAACTGGCCTGGCTGAAGGAGCAGGGCCTTCTGCACCTGGTGGAGGCGCTGCCCGGCCTGCTGGTAGCGACCGCAACCGAGCGCGGCCTGGACGTTGCCGCCGGCCGGGCGACCGTGCCCGGCGTTCGCCGCCCGTCGCCGAAGGGCTGATGCCATGGCGGACAAGAAGCCACGCAAGAAGGCTGAGCGGGTAGACCGCCCCAGCTCGATCGACCGGATGCCAAAGGACATCCAGGACGAGATCTATCGCCTGCGCTTCGCCGAGGGCCGCCACCTGGACGAGATCATCGCCCACCTGAGGGGCATGGGGGCAGAGACGCCGTCGCGGACTGCGCTCGGCCGCCACATCAAGTCTCTCCAGCATGAGATCGACCAGAAGGTTGAGGCGAACCTGCGCGCCATCTCGCCCGTGATGCAGACGCTGCAGCAGCTGAACGCCGCGGTGATGGCCTCTCTGGCCGGCGCCGGGCCCGATGCGATGATGGACGGCCTGGAGCAGATGGTGATGTCCCTGCTATTCAAGTTCTCGCTTCAGTCCATGAAGGCGGCGGGCGCCACGCCGGAGGAGATCGAGGAGAACCCAGAGCTCGCCCACGCGCAGATGGACCCGCTTTCCGCCAACCGCATCGCCCGCACCATGGGCACCTTCGTGCAGACGCGCCGCCACCTGCAGGCGCTGCAGATCGAGGCGGACAAGGAAGCCGATCGCAAGAAGGACCGGGACGAGCAGGAAAAGGAAGCCAAGGCCCTCGCCAAGGCGGAGTCAGACAGCAAGGCCGCCGCCGAAGAGGTGGTGAAGGTGGCGAAGCAACGCGGCCTGTCCAGCGAGACGATCGACGAGTTCTACGACTTCGTGGTGAAGGGCGCCTAGTGCTGGACCCGCTCGGCGAGCTGGACCGCGATGTGCGGCGCTGGGTTAGCAGCCTCTGGGGGGTTCCTCAGAGGCTTCTTACTGGCCTGTTAAAGCGCGCCGAGGCTGCCCTCGCCTGGGCTGTCAGCCTTGTTGTCGGCGGCCGGCCGTGACGCGCCCGGTGCCAACCTGCCGCCATTGCGGCGAGCCCGTGAAGCGCGGCCAGCTGATGTGCCGCAGCCATTGGTTCGCGATCCCCAAGGCCTTGCGCCTCGCCATCAACGCCACCTGGCGCGGCCGCGAGTTCCGGGCCTATCTGGCCAATGTCCGCGAAGCCGAGCGCCTTCTGCGCGAAGATGAAGGAGCCGGAGCATGAACCCCTTCATGATGCTGCGGCATTATCACTATGGCCTGATCCTGGCTGACCCACCCTGGCAGTTCGAGCTGCACAGCGACAAGGGCGAGGCCAAGAGCCCACAGGCCCACTACAGCTGCGCCACCCTGGAGGATATCGCACGGCTTCCGGTGGCAAAGCTGGCGGCGCCGGATTGCGCCCTGGTGATGTGGGCGACCGCGCCCATGCTGCCGCACGCGCTGGCCGTGATGGAGTGCTGGGGCTTCGAATTCAAAACGGCAGGCGCCTGGGAAAAGCTTAGTAGCACCGGCTCCAAGATCGCCTTCGGCACCGGCTTCATCTTTCGCAGCGCAGCTGAATTCTATCTCGTTGGCACACGCGGCAAGCCCCGGCCGAAGTCCAAAAGCGTCCGCAACCTGATCGTCGCCCCGGTTCGCGAGCACAGCCGCAAGCCCGATCAGATCCATGCCGATTGCGAGGCGCTCTACGACGGGCCCTATGTTGAGCTGTTCGCCCGGCAGCGCCGCCCTGGCTGGGATGCCTGGGGCAACGAGACCGAGAAGTTCGAGGCGCTGGCATGAAGTCGCGCTTCGTCTATCGCGTCGAGCAGCTGTGCCAGTCCCTCGACGGGCCGATCTGGCTGGTTGTCAGTCGGCACAAGCGCGAGTTCGCCGCCAACCATGCCGCCCATGTCCTTCGTGCGGCCAATGGGCACCGCACCGATGTGCGCGTGCGCTATGTCGGCGAAGAGGTCTCCCAATGACCGCCATCTTTGTGGCGCTCATCGTCGGCCTCGCCCTCCTGGCAATGGGGGGGCGGCGTTGACCCAGTTCCACCCCGACCTGAAGGACGAGAAGCGCGTCGAGATCGAAGTCGCCGAGCGCGTCTTCGCGAACAAGAGCCGGCGCGCCGTGCTGCTGGGCTATCAGGGCAAGGTCATTGCGGAGCTGCGCGCTGGCACGGCCGTGATGGTGGTGGAGAAGAGCCGCCGCATCGGCCTGACATGGGGCATCGCTTGCGGCGCGGTCATGCGCGCGGCGGCCGCCGTCTCGGCCGGCGGCGATAACGTCTTCTACATGGGCTACTCGAAGGACATGGCCGTCGAGTTTATCGAAGCCTGCGCGATGTGGGCGCGCGCCTTCAAGATCGTGGCCGATGCGGTCGATGAAGAGGTCATTGATGATCTCGACGAGGAAGGGAAGTCGAAGCACATCCAGTCCTACCGGATTCGCTTCGCCAGTGGATTCCGCATCCTGGCGCTGCCGTCTGTCCCTCGCGCTTTCCGCGGCCTTCAGGGCGTCGTCATCCTGGACGAGGCCGCCTTCCACAGCCACATCGAGGAGAAGATCAAGGCGGCGCTGGCGCTGCTGATGTGGGGCGGCCAGGTGGTCATCATCTCCACACACGATGGCGTGTCCAATCCCTTCAACGCGCTGGTGGAGGATATCCGATCCGGCAAGCAGCTCGGCAAGCTGTTCCGCATCACCTTCGACGATGCCATGGACGATGGCCTGTACGAGCGGATGACCGAGGTGTTCGCCGCCCGGGGCAAGAAGATCGAGCCCAAGCCGGAGTTCATCGCCAACATCCGCGGCTACTATGGCGACAATGCCGGCGAGGAGCTGGACGTCATCCCGGCGATGGGCGGTGGCTCGCTCATCAACCTGGAACATCTGATCGCCTGCGAGGATGACAGCGCCGGCAAGCCGGAGCTCTATACCGGCGGCCACTACATCATCGGCCGCGACGTCGCCCGCCGCCACGACGGCCAGATCATCTGGGGTTTCGAGCTGGTGGGCGACGTGCTGGTGCTGCGCGACCGCTTCGAGGAAGTGGGCAAGACCTTCGCCGAGCAGGATGCCTTCTTCGACCGACTGTTCATGGAGCGGCGGGTGCTGCTGTCCGGCATCGATCAGACCGGCATGGGCGAGAAGGTGGTGGAGGACGCCAAGGCGCTGCACGGCGATTATCGCGTGCAGGGCTTCCAGCTGACCGGGCCGACACGCCTCGATCTCGGCCTCTCGCTGGCGCAGCGGTTCGAGCGGATGCGCATCCGCATTCCGTTCGAGCGGAAGATCCGCGCCGACATGATGGCCATCAAGAAGAAGGCCGTCGGCGATGCCATCCGGCTGGTGAACGACGATACCGTCCACGCCGACCTGTTCTGGGCGGGCGCGATCGCCAGCCGCCTGGCCGACTTCCCGCCGATGGAGTTCGGATACCATGCCGTCGGCCGGGGCAACGCCCTGGCGGCGGCCGCCAAGCGCGATTTCAACAAGCCTGATCACAGCAGCGATCGCCGCCAGGGCGGCGGCCGTGGCTGGCTGCGCCGTCACTGAGGAACCCCATGGCCAACATCATCGACCGAACGAAAAACTGGTTCGAGAACTTCTGGAGCAAGCCGGACCCCGGCCTGCTGAAGAAGGAACTGTCGGCCGCTGACACCGCGCACGGACGCTCGATCGATTCCTCGCACCCCAGCATCGGCCTCACGCCGAAATCGCTGGCGCAGATCCTGCGCTCCTCAACAACGGGAAGTGCCGAGCGGCTGCTGGATCTGGCGGAGGACATGGAGGAGCGCGACCCGCACTACCTCTCCATCATGGGCACGCGGAAGCGGCAGGTCTCTCAGCTGCCCGTCACGCTGGAGGCTGCGAGCGATGGCAAGGAAGATCAGCGCGTCGTGGATTTCCTGCGGGAATGGACCACGCGCGATCTGATCGAGGGGGAAATGTTCGATGTGCTGGACGCGGTCGGCAAGTCCTACTCCGCATCGGAGCTGGTTTGGAATCAGGATGGGAAGCTCTGGTACCCGGAGGCCATCAAGTGGCGGCATCCGCGCTGGTTCGCGTTCGACCAGGCCACGGGTGAAATTCCTCTCCTGAAGGGAGGGTATGAGGGCGCCGGAGAATGGGGGATCGAGGGAGCACCGCTGCCGCCAGCCAAGTTCCTGTTCCACCTGCACCCGGCGAAATCAGGCCTGCCCATCCGCGGCGGGCTGGGCCGGGCGCTGGCCTGGACGTACCTGTTCAAAAGCTACGCGATCAAGGATTGGGTGAGCTTCGTGGAGCTGTATGGCCGCCCGCTTCGGATCGGGAAATACCCGGCCGGATCGACCGAGCGCCAGATCGACACGCTTATGGAGGCGGTGGAGGGGATCGGCCACGACTTCGCGGCGGTGATCCCGCAATCCATGCTGATCGACATTGTGGAAGCGAAGGCCGCCGCAAGCGCAGGCGTCTATCGCGAACTGGCTGAGTATCTCGACCAGCAGATGTCGAAGGCCGTGTTGGGGCAAACGGCCACCACTGACAGTGTGACCGGCGGGCTTGGCTCGGGGAAAGAGCATGGCGAAGTGCGGGCCGATATCGAGCGCGCTGATGCCAAGCTGGTTGCTGCCTCGCTACGTCGTGACGTTTTGGCACCCATGGTTCGGCTGAACTTCGGCGAAGGCGTGCCGGTGCCCAAGGTCCGCATTGGTCGCGAGGAGGATTGGGACCCGGGCAAGATGATGCCGGCAATCAAGACCTTAGTGGACATGGGCGGCCGGGTGGAGGAATCCGTCGTGCGGGACAGGCTGGGCCTGCCCGATCCGCCGGAAGGCCCGGAGGTGAAGCTGCTGGGAAAGCCCGCCGCAGAGCCGGACCCCGAAAATCTGCCCGCCAGCAAACGCAAGGGCCAAAATGGCCCGGAGATGCCTGAAACGGCCTCGACCCGGTTCTTAGGTGCCTCTTATCGTTCTTATTCGGCATCCCCGGGGGAAGGGGCGCTCGCCGAAGTCGTTGCAGCCGCCGTGGCCGAGCGCGTGGCCGAAAAGCTGGGCTCGGCCGGAGATTTGCTGGTCGCCGCGAATTCCGGGCGCGGCGGTATCGATGTCGATCAGCAGATCGCCAATATCTTGTCGGAGGACTGGGAGGAAATTCTGTCTCCGATGGTCGATCCGGTAGTCGCGGCCATGCAGCGCGCCACCACTTACGAGGGCGCGATCGAGGCGCTGACGGCCAGCCTGGACGCGATGGACACCGCCGCGCTGGAAGGCGCGGTCGCCCGCGGCAGCCTGGTCGCGCGCTCCGTCGCGCTGGGGGGTGGGGAATGATCGGGCGCTTCCTCGGCTACACCTGGGCGAAGGCGGCCGCCGCCCTTCAGATGGCGGCCACGATCGCGGCCGGGCCCAGCCCATACCAGCAGCGGTATTTCGAGCAGCTGAAGCGGCGCCCGCCGATCGAGCACTCGGCAACGGCCACCCGCAAGTCCGCGCAGCGCGGCCGGCGGCGCAAGCGGCGGGAGCGCCGGGCGAAGGCGCGAGCACGGCGCCGCTGATTTCCACGCAACTGAATAGGAGGGTTTAATGGCAGACGAGACGAAGATCGACGCGACCGAGGCGATGGTGGCCGACGCGATCGCCGCCATGGAGGACGCAAACGTCTGGTTCGCAGAAGTGTTCGAATGGAATGAAAAGCGTGATCTCGCCAGGGCGGCACTGGTAGCCGGGTTGGCGGTGGCTCATGGCTGAATGGCTGGAAACGGCCGGTGCCGAGATCGCGCGGATCGATGCCGCCAGCCCGGCCGGCGCCACAGTGGAGCAGCGCCTGGCCGCGATCGACGCCGGCTATCCCTTCGGCGCCCGGCGCTGCTTTGCCTACAAGGCCTGGCTGAAGGCGCGCCGGGAATGGCGCGGCCGCAATGGCGCGCCGATACCCCGCCGCCTCGAAACGCCACTGGAGCGCGCCATTCGCGGAACCCGCGAGGCTGAAGCCGCGCGCACACCACAACTTCAACAAGCCTGACCAGGAGAAGACGATGGACCTTTGCCAACCGGCCCCGGCCGAGTTCACGGCCGAGCAGCTGCAGGCCGACCAGATCCTGCGCTACTTCCACTATAGCCACCTGCCGGCGCCGCTGCAGGCGGTGTCGAAACCGTTCTGCGATCTGGCGCGGACGATGGTGGAGCAGCTGCCCCGAAACGCAGAACGCTCGGCCGGGCTGCGCAAGCTGCTGGAAGCCAAGGACTGCGCCGTTCGGGCGAATGTGTCGTGAAATCCCGGTTGAAAGGCCACCGGCATGGCCAGCTGCAGCTGCTGCTTGATGCCGGAGCTCGGTCGCTCGAGACGGCCGTGCCGGTCGGGTTCGGCGGCGGCTTCCGGCCCGTAACGCTCAGCGCGATGATAGGAGAGGGGCTGGTGAAGAACGCCTATCTTCCGCTGAAGGGCGATGCCCGCCGCCGCACCAGCCACTACTGGTTGTCTCCGGCCGGCGAGAAGGCGCTGGCGGGATGAACCCTGCTCTTCGCGTGCTGATCGGCTGCGAGCGGAGCGGCACTGTGCGCGACGCGTTCTTGAGGCGCGGGCATGACGCTTGGAGCTGCGATCTCGAGCCAGACATTCGGGGAAGCAATCGCCACATAAGGGGGGATATTCGAAAGCAGCTCGTTCGGGGCCTCTGGGATCTGTTGATCGTGCTGCATCCGCCCTGCACCCGTCTCTGCAAGTCGGGGCTTCGCTGGCTGCACACACCTCCGCCCGGCCGGACGCTCGAAGAGATGTTCCGGGAGCTGGATGAGGCCGCCGATCTTTTCAGCGCCTGTCTAAACGCGCCGATCAAGCGCAAAGCCATCGAGAACCCGCGCATGCACAAGCTCGCGCAGCAACGGATCCGGAATTATCGCCACCCCGATCAGATCGCGCAGCCCCACCAGTTCGGAGACCCCGAGTTCAAAGGGATCGGGCTTTGGCTGGAAGAATTGCCGCTGCTGGTCGAAACGGCGCCACTCGTCGTTCCCGAGCGGGGAACAGAGGAGTGGGTGGCTTGGTCGCGCGTGCATAGAGCATCCGGTTGGGGCGCCGCGGGCCGCCGCCGCGCCGAGGAGCGCTCGCGCTTTTTCCCGGGAATCGCCGACGCCATGGCGGATCAGTGGGGCGGCTGGGCAAACGACAACATCAACGCCGAGCTGGCCGCATGATCAGCGCGGGGCCTGACGACTTCAAAACCTTCACCGGCACCTATCGCTTCGAGGGTTCGGAGTGGTCGATCGAGATCCGCGCGCGCAGCTGGGGCGAGGCGCAGGCCCGGCTGCGCTCGATCGGGCTGGGCCGGATCGATGGCGAGCTTGTCGCCCGCATCCCGGCCGGGCCCGGCGCCGGCTGGCTGGCGCGGCTGATCCGCGCCGTGCGCACCGCGTTTCGGCCGGCATGACCAGCGCCGCCGTGAAAAACTGTCAACTGCGGCAGGCCGTGTGCCAGCAGGTTGACTCGCGCCACCCCTTCCCGCCAACCCTGAATGCGGTGCTGAAAACACCTCAGACAGAACCGCTCGGAGCCGTTTCGGCTGCGGGTCGGGAGTGCGTGAATAAAAGACCTGCGCAAGCGGGGAATAAGCGCGCCCAACTGTCTGATGGGTTTTCAGCTCCCGGCTACGCGCGCGCCATTTCGGCGCGGCGTCTCCGGTGGAGGTCCAAAACCTGCAAAGATGGGTGCAAAGAAACTATGTCCGCTTTTCCACATCCTGTTTCCGATCTTCCTCAGCTGGCGTCTCTGGCGCCGGACAACAGCCTGCGCGAAGGGCGCATGGCCGATGTGCTGGGCTGGCTGGCGCGGGTAAGCGCAGAGCGCCCCGACCTGCCGGCCGGCGAAGGCTTCGCCGCCCTGATGGGCCTGCTGGAAGACGAGCAGCGCCGCAACGACCTGCGCAAGGATCTGACCGAAGATCAGCGCGCGCAACTGGAAGCCGAGCTGCTGAAGCACGCGCCGGATTGAAAGAGACGAAGTGGCCGACGAACCTTCCACTACCATCCGCCAGCAGCTGAACCTGCCGCCAGAGGAGATGCTGCGGTATCTCCGCGCGAAGGACTATCAGCTGACGGTGGACTGGGCGGAGGCCTGGCACGACGATCATGTCCGCGCCTTCACGGTCGCCAAGGTGGCGCAATATGATCTGCTGGAGACGATCCGCGCCTCGATCGACGATGCCTGGGCGAGCGGCAAGACTGTCGATCAATGGCAGGACGAGCTTATCCCCCAGTTGCAGAAGAAGGGCTGGTGGGGCCTGGTGGAAGACCGGCGGGTGACCGGCACGGATGACGCGGTGTTCATCGGGCCGAAGCGGCTGGAGAATATCTTCGTCACCAACTTCCGCATGGCAGGCGCGGCGGCGGGATGGAAGCGCATTCAGGCTGCCAAGAAGCTGCTGCCGTTCCTGCTCTACAAAACCAAGGGCGACGAGCATGTCCGCCACAGCCATGTGTTGCTCAACAACATCCTGCTGCCCGTCGACCACCCGTTCTGGCTGGTCTATTTCCCGCCGAACGACTGGGGTTGCCGCTGCGATTATGAGCAGCTGAACCAACGCATGCTCAACCGGCGCGGCCTGAAGGTGACGCCGGAATCCGAGCTGCCCGAGCGCGCGCCGCGCCTGTTCTGGCGGCCGGGGATTACCACGCCGGAGGTTGTGCCGGCGCTGGTTGGCCCCGGGTTCGGTTACAACCCGGGCGTTGCTTATCTGAAATCCTTCGAGCCGCCCCGGCTGGATGCGCCGCTGCTGGGCCCCAGCCTGGCGATGCGCGGGCCGGATGGGCCGATCGCGCCGCTTCCCAGTCCGCCGCGCCGCCTCCCGGCCGAAACCCTGCTGCCTGCGGACATCAGCGACGAGGCCGCGGTCGCGCGCTTCGTGGATAGTTTCCGGCCGGTTTCGCAGTCAGTGGGCGACGAGCTGGTGTTCACCGATGCCACCGGCCATCCGGTGGTGGTCTCGCCGCGCTTCTTCCATCGGCCCGACGGCACCGGTAAGCTCAACTCAGAGCGGCGCGCCAACATCCTGTTGCTGGCAGAGGCCATTCGGGAGCCCGACGAGATCTGGCGCGTGTGGGAGAAGGTGTTCACCTCGCCCGAGCGAACCGCGTTCCGCTGGCGCCTTACCCGCCGATATGTTGCTCGGTTCGATATTGAAGGCGACACGCGCCAGGCTGTGGTTGCAGCGCAGGTTGGCAAGGATGGCTGGTATGGCGTGACCGCCTTCCCCGCCGCACCAAACTATGTCGAGAAAGAACGGGTGCGGGGCGGCGTGCTGGCCTGGCGGCGCGTGACGGAGGAGTAGAAGCAAGAGAGGGGCGCCCGGTTGCCCGAGCGCCCCTCTGTGCGATGCTGCCGGCCTTCATCCACCCCCGCAAGGATCAGCTCGGCTCTGGACGCGGCCAGTGCGGTTCTGTCTATATAGGCTGATCGGGGCCCGAGATCAATTATGCTGCAATCCTGCAGCAAAGCACCTCTAGGCCGCCCCCTTAAACAGGCTGGGTGCCAGCCGATCTCGAAACCCTTATCGCCTCAGTTGCCGCCTCCGTCGAGGTGGTTTCGGATGGCGCGCCCAAGCAGCGCATCCAGATCCTGCCGATGGGGTCGGGCGCGCTGAGAGATGGCCGCGGCGAGTTCCATGTCGCAGACAAGGCGGCTGCCGAAGCCGTCATCGCTGCCACCCGGGCGCACCAGGGCCGCACGCACCTGATGGTCGATTATGATCATCAGGCCGTCTACGGCGCGGTCGAGGGCGTGGGCGGGCAAGCGCCAGCCGCCGGCTGGATCGATCCAGCGACGCTGACCGCCGAGGCCGACGGCATCTATGGCGTGGCCGAGTGGACCGTTGCCGCGCAGGCAAAGCTGCAGGCCCGCGAGTACCGCTACATTTCCCCCTATTTCACGGTCCTGAAGACGACGCGCGCCGTGCGCCGGATCGTCAACGTCGGGCTCGTCAACAGGCCTGCGATCGAAGAGCTCGCCGCCGTTGCCTCGGAAGATTTGAAGCAGGCCGCCAATGGCGGCGACCAACCGGAGACTGAAATGGACCTCTCGAAAATCGCCGCCGCGGCGGGCCTTGCGGCCACTGCGACGGAGGGCGAGATCATCACGAAAGTGGTGGCTCTTGCCGGCACCGCGACTGCCCTGATCGCGGCGAACCAGAAGCTGGGCCTGGCGGCCGACGCCAGCGCCGAGGAACTGGTGGCAGCCGCCGCCAGGCCGGACCCCGAGAAGTATGTGCCTGCCAGCGAGGTCACCAGCCTGCAGGGCGAGGTGGCTCAGCTGAAGAAGGATGCGCTCGAAACCAAGGTGGCGGCTTCCGTCGCTGATGCGCTGGAGAAGCGCAAGATCACGCCCGCGATGGAAAAGTGGGCGAAGGACACAGCCACCGAGAACTTCGCCAACTGGGAGAAGTATCTGGCCGGCGCCCCCGTCTTCGTGGCGGCAGGCGAGCAGTTCGCGCAGCTGAAGGACCCGCCCAAGCCTGAAGATCACGGCCTCACCGCCGAGGAGCTGAAGGTCGCGGCTTCCATGAACCTGTCGGCGGAGGAATTTGCCGCCGCCAAGCCGAAGGGGGCCTGAGCCATGGTAGCCATGACCAAGGACCGGGTGGTCCGCCTGCAGGCCGGCCAGGAGCGCAACGACCCTGTCGCTGCCAACGAAACCATCTACGCGGGCGCCATGGTGTTCCTGGATGCCGCGGGCAACGCGGTGCGCGGCAAGACGGCCCTTGGCCTGAAGGCGCGCGGGTTCGCCGTCTCGCAAGTGATCAACGGCGCCGTGGCCGGCGAGAAGCGTGTGCGCAGCCAGCCTCAGGAGGGCCGCGTCGCCAACTCGGCCGCGGCAGACGCCATCACCCGGGCTGACATCGGCGCCGTTTGCTACGTCGTCGACGATCAGACCGTCGCCAAAACCAATGGCGGCGCCACGCGCTCCGCCGCGGGCACGATCGTCGACGTCGACAGCGGCGGCGTCACCATCAAGCTCGGCCTGTAACGGAGACTGACATGATCAACACCGCAAAGCTGCTGGCCGCAACGACCGGCTTCAAGGCGACCTTCCAGAAGCACCAGGCCGCGACCGAGACCCAGTGGCAAGGCATTGCGATGGAGCTGCCCTCGACCACGTTCGAGGAGGAATATGGCTGGCTGAAGGAAAGCGCTGGCATCCGCGAGTGGATTGGCGACCGCCAGATCCTGCAACTGGAAGCCGAGGGCTACAAGATCCGCAACCGGGACTTTGAAAAGACCCTGGGCGTGGACCGCAACATCATCAAGGATGACCGCCTTGGCCTGATGACCCCTCGCCTGATGACGATGGGCGAGGATGCCGGGCGATTCCCTGACGAGCTGGTGTTCGACACCATGAACCGGGGCTTCGACACCAAGTGTTTCGATGGCCAGTTCTTCTTCGACACCGATCATCCGGTGCAGGTGGATGAACTGACCACGTCGACCGCCAGCAACTTTGGCGGCGGCGTTGCCTCCTCGGCCTGGTTCCTGGTGGACAACAGCCGGCAGCTGAAGCCGATCATCCTGCAGAAGCGCCAGGGCTTCGAGTTCACTGCGCTGGATGACCCGACGGACGTGAACGTCTTCATGAAGAAGACCTTCATGTACGGCATCGATGGCCGGTTCGGTGCCGGCTATGGCTTCTGGCAGACGATCTACGCCAGCCGACAGCCGCTGAACGCCGCCAACTTTGAGGCGGCGCTGACCGCGATGACGACGATGCGTGGCGACTATGGCCGCCGTCTGAACCTGAAGCCGACGGACATCTGGTACCCGCCCGAGCTGGAAAGCAACGCGCGCGATGTGCTGAAGGTGGCGCAGCACGCCGGCACCAACAACAAGTGGCTGGACCGCGTTCAGCTGAAGCCCTGTGGGTGGCTGAACTGATGGCCGCCCGGGCCCCCGCCGCCGCGTCCACACGCGGCAGCAAGGCGCTGAAGACAGGGCAGGCGGAAACGCCTGCCCCTCTTCAGGCCGCAACCGATAACCCCGAGCAGAAGGGGGCTGCATCTGCTGCCCCCGCAACGCCACCCCCGGCCGCGCCCCCAGTGGATCAGTCCACGGGCGCGGCCGGGGTCAAGGCTCCGGAGGGTTCCACCGATACCAGCGAGCTGGCCGCAAGCGCGACGGAGGCCTTGGCCGCCGTCGATGGCACGGCCGGCGCCCCCGCCGCTCTTCCTTCGGGCGCGGCGGCGGGGGTTCAATACGATACGGCAGAGGTGGCAGTTGAAGCAGCCATCCGCGACGCTCTCACCAACGGCGAGGCGCCCGAGCCAACGGCCGAAGATGTTGAGAAGCTGGTGCGCGCAATGAAGGCCATCGGCGACGGCGTTGAGGCCCTTCCGCCTCCAACCGCCATCGAATTCGCCGACCTCTCCGGCCAGGCGGCTGAAATCGATCGCGCGCCGGTCGCCACTGAATTGGCCCGCCGTCTTGCGGCTCTGGGGCCTTCGATCGAGGACGCAGAGCTTACAGCCGATGGTGAGAGGCTGGCGTTTGAGATCTTCGATGCGGCCACGGGCCGTGGCGTTTGGGATGATGTCGGCTTCCGATTGTTCGGGGGGGCCTGCGCACGGGCGGTGCAAGTTGCCATTCTTATGCGCGTCTTTCCGGGCGACAACCTGTGGCGCGGCGGGCGCTACTTCACGGTAGGCGAAACCCAGACGTTCGCGCCTACGGACCTGACGCCCCAGCAGCTGCTGAACCTGCTGAACGAGCGGCGCTTCAATCTGGAATGGATCGAAGCGGAATGAGCCTGACCCCCGTCCTGAAAGACCCGGCCGGCCGGGCGCATCTGCGCTTCGTGTTTGCCCTGGTTGGCGGCGTGCCGATCGGCGCGATCAGCTCCGTCTCCATCACGCCGCGCGGTCGCGTGGCAGAGGTGGCGCCGCTGATCGTGGCCGCCCAGCACGCCGGCACCGACTATGCGATGGTCAGCCTGGACGGGGGAACGGACGGCGAGCTCTATCTGGTGGAATGCCTCGTGTCGGATGGGGCCGGCGGCCAGATCGAGCAGCGCCAGGAGCTGCTGTGCATCGATCTTTCGTGGCGCGTGCCGAGCCAGGCACAGCCCACCTACATGGATATCGCGGGTTTCGTCGCGCGCGCCGGCCTCGACCTCTGCATTGAGCTGACGGACGAGGACGGCCGTGGCGCGATCGTGGGGCAGACGCTGGAAGCGGCGCTGCTGGACGCGCAGTCGGAAGCGGATTCCTACATCGCCGCGCGGTACCAGTTGCCGCTGGCGCTGCCGGCGCCGGCGCCGCTGCCCACGCTGATCTATGATCGCGCGCTCGCACGGCTTTACAAGCACGGGGCGCCGGAAAGCGTCGTGAAGCGGTCGGACGAGGCGCTCCGCCGCCTCCGCGAGCTGGGCGAGGGCAAGGCCCAGCTGGCGGTTCCCGTGGCGCCCGCCACCTCGGCGCCGGAGCCGGTGCTGTTCCGCCCGGGCGCCAATGTGTTTTCCCGCGAGAGCCTGAGGGACCTGTAAGGTGGACACGGTCTTCACCTTCACCGACGAGCTGACGGCCGGCCTCGAGCGCGGCGCGGCGGCGCATGTGGATTTCACGCCGGCTATGGCGGCGATCTCGGCCGTCATGCGCAACGCCATGCGCAGCCGCTTCGAGCTCGAGGAAGACCCGGACGGCCTCCCTTGGCTGCCATCTCAGCGCAAGCTGAAGGAAGGCGGAAAGACACTGCAGATCCGCGGCGAGCGCGGCGGCCTGCTGGGCAACCTGCTGGGCAACGCCGGCTATGATGCGTTCTCCTCATGGATCGGCACGAACCTGCCGTACGCCGGCATCCACCAGCTCGGCGGCACAATCCGCCCGAAGGTGGGCGGCGGCAAGAAGGCGCTGAAGACGCCGTTCGGCCCGCGCGCCAGCGTGAACGTGCCTGCCCGACCCTTCGCCGGCTTCGGCAGCGAAGAGCAGGAAGAGATCCCCGAGATCCTTGGCGACTACATCGCCAGCGCTTTCGAGGGCCGATGATGGAAACGGAATCGATCCGCGCCCTACTGGATGGATTGCCCTTCAAGACTTGGGGGGAAATCGACGAGCTCAACGAGATCGTCGACAAGCCCAACGTCGCGCTGCCCGGCCTCTACATCGTGGACGATGCAGAGCAGGGATTGCCACCACCGGAAGGCAGCTACGTGCTGCACCAGGTGATCAACGCGACCGTCTCCATCGTGATCGTGATGAACGCCCAGGCGGCGCAGAAGGGCGCAATCAAGGTTCGCCTGCGCGCACTTGGAAAGATGGTGACCGAAAGGCTGTTCGGCGCCCATCCTGACGGGTGGGATTCGGCGCTGACGTTCGGCGACATGCGCACCGTCCGTCTGAGCCCCGCGCTTATCGCCCGCGTGATCCGCTTCCGCGGCCGAACCCATCTCCGCAAAACTCAACAGACCCCCTGAGGAGCCTTTAAGTGGCCACTGAAACCCCTTTTGAAGACGGCGGCGCGCCCCATTGGTTCGACTTCGCGCGCCACCTTGTCACCCCGGCCGGGATCGTCCGCAGGTCTGACCAGGCGCTGCTGGCCGAGGACGGCGAGCCCGCCAGCCTCGCGCTGCGCGCGGCCGAGGCGCATGCCGCGAAGGCGGCCGAGCAAGCGGCGGCCGAAGCCGAGCTCGCGGAAAAGGCGGCCCGCGCGGCCGAGAAAGCGGCTGCGAAGGAAGCCAAGACCCTGAAGACGGAGGCCGGCGATGGCGATCAGTGATCTTTCCCTCATGCTCGCCAAGACCGAGGCGAGCTATGCCACCTGGGCGGCGCCGGCACCCGCTACCGACGCCTCGGTGATCTTCGGCTACACCATGACGCCGATCGAGGGCGAGGACGTGCGCCGGCAGATCGAGCGCGGCTTTCATGGCGCCAATCCCAGCTTCCGCACCGCAAAGCGCCAGCGCCACCGCTTCAGCCAGGAACTGACCGGGGCCGGGACGGTCGATGGCGTGGCGCACTGGGCGAAGTTCACGCGCGGCTGCCAGTTCGGCGCAGCCGTGCCGGTCGCTGCCACCGAGTGCGGCTATCCGCTGATCGGGGTGGGTGACGGCGGCTCTCTCAGCCTGGCCGGGAACAAGGGCAACGCCTTCGATCTGCGGGGCAAGGGCGCCCGCGGCAACATGACGATCAGCCTGGTCGAAAAGCAGCTGGCGTCGATCGGCTGGGATTTCATGGCGCTCCACCAGGACGACGCCAACATCATCACGCCCAGCAGCCCGGCCGGCGTCGTGCTGCCGGTCTATCCGCCGCCTGTCGAAGTGTCGCTGATCAACACCGTCGTGCAGCTGTTCGGCATCACGCTCGGCGTTCGCAGCTTCGAGCTGGATATGGGCAACAAGACGGAGTTCTACTCGACGACGGCCACGCGCCAGATCGTGTTCGGCAAGGATGACAGCGGCTCGGCCCGTTCGCCCCGCGCACGCGTGGTGTTTGAGCTGCCTGACCTCGCCGTCCGCAACTTCTTCACCGATATCGGAAGCGGCACAGGCGGCAACTTCAGCCTCACGCACGGCACCCAGGCAGGCAACATCGTCTCGATGAGCAGCTCGAACGCTATCCTCGAAAATGGCGAATTCACGGTCGAGGCCAACCGCCTCTTCCTGTCCGGCGATCTCGCCTTCGTCTCTACCGCCGCCGGCAACGATTTCACCCTGAAGACCATGTAGCGCCGCGCACCTTGCGCGGCTGCCACCAAGGAGGATTCCATGTTCAAGATCGTGAAGGAGCCGGTCGCGCTGTGGCCGGTGAAGTGGGCCGGTGTGGCCGAGGACGGCTCAGTGATCGAGCAGTCGATCGAGATGAAGCTGGCCCGGGTCGGCCGGAAAGAGTTCAACCGCATCTTCGCGTCCGACGAGGAGGTGAGCCCCGAGCAGGAGCTCGATAACGTCGTGCGCCTGGTGAAGGGCTGGGAACCGTTCAAGCTGGACGACGAGGTGCTGTCGCACTCCCGCGAGAGCATCGCCGAGCTGCTCGATCTGGCCGGGTTCGCCCAGGGCTTCACGCTGTCGTACATCGCCTACTGGTCCGGGCGTCGGGAAAAAAACTCCGGGCCGTCGCCCGCTGGGCAAGCGGCGGCGGCGCCCCGGACAGGCGTAGCGGCGGCGGCTTCCGAGAGCGCGTAAGGGCGGCCTTGCAGTCCGCCGGCGCCAGCCCTGAGAACATCGAGCGCGAGCTAGCCAAGCTGCCCGCGGACGATCCTGAAGACATGCTCGAAATCGGCGTGGAGGATGAAGGCCCGGCCATCATCCTGTTCTTGGGGCTCGCTACCCAGTGGAAGACGGCAGGTATGGCCGGCTTCAAGACGGGGCTGGACTATGGCGCCGTTAAGGGAACGGCCGCCAACCTGGGCGTGGCCATGTCTCCGCCCGTGTTCTGCGATCTGCAGTTGATGGAGGCCGAGGCGCTGAAGGTGCAGGCCGAACGGATGGCCGCCCGATGACGGTGCAGCTGAACGTCGAGAGCCGGGTTGATATCAAGCCCGGCTCGTCCGAACAGACGCTGAAGAAGCTCGGCGGCGAGAGCAGGAACTTCGGCACCGCCATGCGCGAGGCGGCGGCCGAGGCGAAAGCGGCGGGCGGATCGATCAGCCAGTCGGTGCAGGCCGTCACCCGCGAGGTGCAGGAAGCTGGCCGCCGCCAGGTGAACGACGCGCGGGCGGCAGCCCAATCGAAGCGCGGTGTAGAGCGCCAGGCCGCGAACGAGCGGCTGGAAGAAATCCGGCGCGCAGCCCAGCAAGAGATCGAGGCGGCGCGGGTTGCGGCCAATGCAGTCATCGCGGAGGCGCAGCGCAAGGCGGCGGCCGAGCGGCAGGCGGCCGAAGCCATCCGCAAGGCGCAGGTCGGCCAGCGCATGGGCATGGCCCAAATGGGCATGCAGGCGAACGACGTCGCCACCCAGCTCGCCTCTGGCACAGACGCTGCCATCGTCTTTGCGCAGCAGGCAAACCAGGTCGGCTACGCAATGACCATGATGGGCGGTGCGGCCGGGCGGGTGGGCGCGATCTTCGCCGGGCCGTGGGGGGCGGCGATCACGGCGGCCGTCATGGGCCTGTCCATTCTCAGCCGCAATGCGGGCGAGGCGGGCGGCATGGCCGACTACCTTTCCGACCGCTTTGGCGAGGCCGGAGAGCGCGTGGCGGTCGCCTTCGTCGACCCGGTGAATGACGCGATCGATTCGATCAGCGATCTGATGGACCGTCTCGGCGGCCGTCTTGTGGACGGGATCATCAACGATCTCGATCTCGCGGCCCGCGCCCTTGCCTGGTTCAAGGGGCAGGTCGACGCGCTGATTCCAGCGGCTGGCCAGTCGGCGATCAGCCGTGGCCTGAAAGCAGCGCTGAATCCGCTCGGAAACCTGATCGACCAAGGCCGAAATGCTGCGGGCTGGAACGGGCCCGAGCGCGATCGGGCGGCGGAGCGCGAGGCGCGGCGCGTCGACCGGGCCTTCGCCGCAACGGCGCCATCCCACCAGTTCAATGTTTCAACCGGCTTCGACCCCTTCGATAAGGACAAGCTCCGCGATTTTGGCCGGGCCGTGCAGGAGGAGGTGCGCACGGGTGAGCGCGAGGCGAAGAAGCTGGCCGACGCCGCCGCCCGCGAAGCCAAACGCGCCGCCGATGCGGCGACCCGCGAAGCGAAGCGCGTGGCCGAGGCGCACGCGAAATTTCTGGATCAGATGGAGCTGGCGGCCGCAAAAGCCACCAGCACGGATCTGTTCAAGCCCGGCCTGGTGGATGACCACTTCAAGAAGCAGGAGCAGGCGCGCAAGAACGATGAGCTTTCACGCGTCGTCGGCGAGGCGGACAATCGGCGTGCGAGCGCGAAGGAAGAGGCGAAGGTAAAGGCCGACGCCTTCAACAAGGCCATGCTCGGCTATGCGACCACGATAGGTGACGCCATCGGCAACGAGGCCGGCCGGTCGGCCGCCAGCGTCGTCGGCGCGCTGATCAGTGGCGATGCGGGCCGGCTGCGCGGGCCCGGCGGCAACGTGGCGCGCGGCCTGCTGGATATCGCCGGCACGAAAGAGATCAAGGAAGCCTTCCGGCCGCTCGTCGCGCAGATGAAGACGGTGTTTGGCGATCAGCCCTTCGGCAAGGAGTTGGGCAAGGCCTTCGAGGCGGCCGGGTTCGGTGCCGGCGTCGCCGCGCTGATCGGCAAGGGCTCGAAGGAAGAAAGCATCGGCGGCGCCATTGGCGCCATGGGCGGGCAGGCGCTTGGCAATGCCATCGCCGGCCCGCTTGGCGGCGCGATCGGCAAGATCGCCGGCTCCATCATCGGAACGGCCATCGGCGGGCTGTTCGTGAAGCCGAAAACCGGCTCTGTCACCATCACGGGCTCGGGTGGCGAAATCGGCGTGTCGGATGCCGTCGGCACGGGCGGCTCGCAGAAGAAGAACGCCACGGCTGCCGGCAACAGCCTGTCCGATGCCTTGCGCCAGTTCGCCGAGCAGATTGGCGGCACCATCGGGGATTTCTCGGTCTCGATTGGCCAGTCCGGCAAGAACTGGCGGGTGGATACGTCCGGCGCCGGGCGGACCAACAAGAAGAACGCGGGCGTGCTGGCCTTCGGCGAGGATGCGGAAGCCGCCTATGCGGCCGCCCTGGCCGACGCGATCCGGGATGGCGCCATCGGCGGCGTTTCGCCCCGCGTCCAGGCCGCCATCCAGCGTTATGCCGACGATGTGAACCGGGCGCTGTCCGAAGCGATCAAGGTGCAGAACCTCGAAAACTGGCTGGCGGATCGCAAAGACCCGTTCGCGGCGGCCTTCCGCGAATTCGAGCGCCAGGCGGCCGAGCGCGTGCGCGTGGCGCGGCAGTACGGCTTTGACGTGCTGGAGATCGAGAAGGCGAACGCCGAAGAGCGCGCCAAGCTGATCAAGGAACAGACGGAAGCATCGCTCGCGTCCGTCCGCCAGCTGCTGGACGATATCCGCTTCGGCAGCCGCGCCGAAGGCTCCATTTCTGACCGGCTGACCGCGCTCGGCTCAGAGCGCAGCCGCCTGCAGGGTTTGGTGGACGGCGGCGACGTCACCCAAATCGACGCGCTTGCGGCCGTGCTGCAACAGCAGCTGGATCTGCAGAAGGAAGCCTATGGTTCGACCGGCCAATACGCCTCCGGCCGAAGCGAGACGATCACGACGCTCGAGCAGCTGATCAAGCAGACGGAGGATCGGGTCGCCGCCGCCAGCTCGGCCGCGCAGAACCTTACCAACGACAAGCTCACGGAGCTGAACGGTACGGCCGACGAGCAGATGACCGAAATGCAGCGCCAGACCGCCGCTCTCAACCAGATCATCGCCCAGCTGGCGAATTCGGGCGGCAGCGGCGGCGGGCTGATCGGCGCCTTTGCGCGGTTCGCGGTATGAGCATCGTCACCCTCATTGAGCTGCGGCCGCGCGGCGCGGGCGATGCCGTGACGCAGGTCATTCGCCTCGTCCACAACGCGCGGGCGTCCGGCCGATTCCTTGGCCAGCAGTGGTTGCCGGGGCATGTAGCGAGACTGCCGGACTTCGAGTTGGATCTGGGATTCGACGGCGAGAAGTTCGGCCAGGGCGCAACGCCGCAGGTCGGTCAGCTTGTCCTGGTCGTGCCGATCAGCAGCAGCTGGGCGTCGCTCGCGTGGAAGGGCGCGGAAGTCACTCTCCGCACCGCGCCATGGCCGACCTATCATGTGGACCCGGCAGACGGCGCGTTCGGGGCGGCCGTCAACTATCGCGTCGAGGATGTCAGCTGCTCGGCCGACGGGCGCATGACGCTTACGTTGATCGACCTCGGCCGAGCGCTCCGCAACTCGGCCCAGCCGGCGAAATTTGGTTCGAGCGCAGATCCGCTTCTGGATGGCGTCGGCGCAATAGATCATCGCGGAAAAGTCGTACCGATCGGATACGGCCGGCTGTATGGCGTGCCGGCACTGCTCGTCGACCGCGTCTACAACATCTATCTGCTGATCGCGCGACCGACGAGCGTGTTTCATGGGATCTATGACGGCGGCGCAGACTGGGCGCCCGGCATTGTCCGCGCCGATCTGGCGGCTCTCCGGGCCAACACGCCTGCCGACGGCGCGGTCGATGTGTGCGGCAATGCCGGCGGCCTCACGCTGATCCGCCCCTGGACGACGCCGACCTATGCGCTGACGGCCGATATCACCGCCAGCGGCCCGGTCACGGCGGCCAACATCGCGACCACCATCGTTGCCGCGCGCGCCGCCGTCCCGTTCGCGGCAGGCACCGTCGCGGCCTTCAACGCGCTCCAGCCCGCCACGTGCGGGCTCTACATCAACGATGAGCGCTCGGCCGCCACGGCGCTCGACGAGCTGATCTGTCGCCTCGGCGGTTTCTGGCGCGTCAACGACGCGGGCGCCATCGAGCTCGGCCGGCTGGACTTCGCCGCACCGGCCGTCGTCTTCGGGGCGCACCAGCTGCTGTCGATCGAGCGCAAACGGATCGTGATGCCAACGCGCAGGCGCAGCGTCGGCTATGGTCGCAACAACCGGGTGCATTCAGAGGGCGAGATCGCCGGCATCCTGCTGGCGGGCGATATCGACGGCCTGGGCGGGCTCGCCTATCTCGACAACCTGGACTGGGCGCTGGTGACTGGCGCCGGCCGGCCGGCGGACAATGCCACAGTCGGCGCGCCGGCCGGATCGAACGTTGCCGGAACGCCGGCCGCAACGCTGGTGACGAACGCAGCCAATGCACTTGCCACGGCCAACTCGGCCGCCAGCACCATCTCCATCATTGTTTCCGACGGATATCTGGCGCGCGGCGAAAAGCCGGCGCTGATCAAGGAGTGGACGGCGATCTACAACGAGAGCTCGGTGCTTGCCGCCCGTGCCGCGACGCTGAGCCTTTCTGGCCACGCCACCTATTCCAGCTACAGCGCTGCCTATCTGGCGCTCAGCACCTATCTCGGCGGCCTTTCGCCTGCCTACGACAACACGGCCCTGGACACGCCGATCGTCGGCGCCACCTTCCGGGGCAAGTTCACCGACTATTTCTATGCGCGGCAGTTGCTGCTGGATCTGTTCACCGCCACCACCAAGGCTGCGGCCGACGCGGCGCAGGCAACCGCCGACAACAAGACGCGCAATGTTCATGTCGGCGTGTGGGACGATGTCGCCATCGGCTTCCCTTTCAGCATCGGCGAAGAGGTAGAGCGCTATGGTTGCAGCTGGACGGTAAAGGCTGCCCACGCGAAAACAGCCGTGAACGGCCCGCCGCTGCCGCCTGCTACCTCGAACGCGCTTTGGGCGATGCGGACGAAGGCTGGCGCGGATGGCGCGAACGGCGTTTCAAGCTTCGCCGTGACGCCGTCGCTGGGCACCTGGACGGTGCCGTGCGATTCCGCGGGCGCCCCACTGGCCGACGCCTTCACCGGCGCCACTGGACGCCTGCAGTGCCGCTACGCCGGCGCCGACGTTTCCGCCAGCTGCACCTTCGCCGCACAGCCGCACACGGCCGCCGCCGGCTCGATCGATGCGGCCGGCAACTACACGATCACGGACATCGGTGCGCTCGTTGGCAAGCTGGTGTTCCGGGCCACCTATGATCCGCCGGGTGCGGCGCCGGTAGAGCAGGTGGACATCGTCATCCAGGTCGTGAAGTCGATCCGGGGCGCGGCAGCGATCGAAGTGGCCGACAACAGCATCGATCGGCCAACCAGCGCCGATCAGGTGGTCTCCGACCCGTTGGTCATTCCGGCCGGCCCGGGCGGCAGCATCAGCATCTCTGCCACCATGGGCTTTTTCGGGACTGGCGGCGGCTCCAGCGCCAATGTGCGGATGAAGGCGCAGAAGCGCCTTGCTGGTACCAGCGACCCCTATGTGGACGTGACGGCTTATGTCACGGGCTCGATGCCCAGCGTCAAAGATGGCGAGGGTATCTGGAATGGCGGCTCGGCCGCCTATACAACCAGCGTCTCCGGGCCGGCCGCGCAGGAGTTCTGGCAGCTGCGGCTGGTGGCGAGCCCTGTGGGTGCGCTGGCGGCCGGGGGCTTCACTGGCGCCTTCAAGGTGTCGCGAGCCTCATGAGCTGCTGGGTTCTCTACGATGCCGCCACGGGCGAGATCGACCAGATCGTGCTGGACGATCCGGCCGAGACGATCGCGCCGGGCATGGCGTTCGCCGCCATCGCCGACTTGCCCGATCTGTCGCGCTGGCGCTGGGATGCCGATCTGCTGGACTTCGTGCCCCAAATCGGCCCGCGCTTCCTCACCGGCCTACAGATCCTCGGACTTTATACCGCCGCACAGACGGCCCGCGCTAACCGCATGCTGACGGCCGTCTACCCGGCCGAGCATCCGTGGGCGGGGCAATATGTTGACCCGGAAGGCCTCACGCAGCGGCTGATCAACGCCACCACGGCGCTGAAAGAGCCGATCCTGACTACCGGCTCGTTCCACGTTCAGGGCACGGCCTGGATGCGTATGATCGGCGTGATCGAAAGCGATGAGGAAGCCGCGCGTATCGCGGCCGGGATCAGCCCCGAGGAGGCCGCAGCCCTATGACCGCCACTGTCACCCGCGCCGAGTTCCTGAAGTCCGAGGAGCGCTTTGCCACGGCTTCGGCGCCAGCGATCGAGGTCCGATGGGGCGAGGACGCGGCCGACACCAGCCAGTCCAGCCCGCTCGCCTTCGAGCCCGACGCTGTTGCCGAATCCGCCCGCCAGCTGGCGCAGATGGGCGACACCAGCGCCGAGGACATCGCCGTCATCACCGGCCTCTATCCGGGCCTCGAGGGCAAGACCGTTCGCCTGGCCTACGGAGGGCGTTTCGGCATGGCCGCCGAGGCCAACATGTTGGTGACCCGCGCCTCGCTCAACCGCAACGAGGGCACGACCACGCTGCAGGGGTTCGCAAAGCTGTGACCTGGATCATGAAGCCCTTTCCCCTCGCCACCGCGTCGCTGATCACGGCGACACACGGCGGCACACCGGCCAATCTGGCCGATCCGCAGCCGAAGGTGGTTTGGGAGGTGGCTACGCCTGCCGGCGCATGGACCATTGCAGTCGACGTCGATCTACTAGCGGACCGGCGCCTCGATACCTTCGCCGCCCTGTTCCACAACGGCCCAGCGGGTGGACAGTGGCGCATCTATGCGCGGAGCAGCGCGGCTGGTCCGCCGGCCGCGATCTTCGGCGATGACCCGGCCGACGCGCTGTTTCCGGCCGAAGGCTGGGGCCTGCGCCCCGCCTCGGCCGACGGCGTCATCGAGGAGCGCCGCGCCCACGCGCTGAAGGTGCTGCCGGCCGCTGTCAGCCGTCGCTATCTCCGCATCTATTTCTACTGGCCGCCGGGCGCCAGTTTGCAACCATTTCGGCTCGGCGTGCTGGCCATCGGCGAGCGGTTGGAGCCCGGCCGCGAGGCCGGCGAGCTGGGCGGCTTCGATTGGGGCGCCGGCCGCCGGATCGACGACATGTCCGTTGTGCACCAGCTGCCGGATGGGTCGCAGGCTGCATGGCTGGGGACAAAGGTTCCTGAAGTGCAGGGCAGCTTCAAGCACCTGACGGCGGCCGAGGCAAAGAAGATGTGGGCCTTAGTGCGCGCCGCAGGCGTGACGGAGCCTCTGCTGCTTTGCGAGGCAGACGACGGCTTGGGCGCCGCCAGCCTGGCTGACCGCCTTCACTATGGGGCTCTCACCAAGATCGATTTCTTTGCGCGGACGGCGCCCAACAAGGCCGCTTTCGACCTTCTCCTGCGCAACTGGTTGTGATTTCCGCCGCCGAAAGGCGGGGGGCAAGGGCGCGCCAACGCCCAAGCCGCAGGGCAGACCACCCTGCACATCGGGCGCGGCCGCGCCCTTCGATCCCCGCGCCGCCCGAGCGGCGAGGGGGTTTTCAGCAGGTCAATCACATGGAGTCGATCAAAGTTGCAGCCGGTTTGGAGGCTGTTGAACCTACCCGGCCGGTGGCCCCCTATGTCGGCGGCAAACGCAATCTGGCGCGCCGCCTGGACGAGATGATCGCGGGCGTGCCGCACAGGATCTACGCAGAAGTTTTCTGCGGCATGTGCGGCGTGTTCCTTCGCCGTAAATGGCGGCCGAAGGTGGAGGTCATCAACGACATCTCAACTGATATCGCCACGCTGTTCCGCTTGCTGCAGCGGCATCCGCAATCTTTCCTGGACGAGCTCAAATGGCGCCTGTCGTCGCGCGCCGAGTTCAACCGGCTTGTCAGGATCGATCCATCCACTCTGACGGATTTCGAGCGCGGCGCTCGCTTCCTCTATCTGCAGCGGCTTGCGTTCAGCGGCAAAGTGGTCGGCCGGACCTTTGGCGTCACTCGCTCGACCAGTGCCCGCTTCGACACCACGAAGCTGCTGACGATGCTGGAGGACGTCCACGAGCGCCTTTCGGGCGTCACCATCGAGCAGCTGCACTACCCTGACTTCATCCGGCGCTACGACACGCCCGACACGCTCTTCTATCTCGATCCGCCCTATTTCGGCTCCGAAGATTACTATGGGCCGACCTTCTCGGCGGCCGATTATGAGGCCCTGAGGGCGCTCTTAGAGGCGTCTAAAGGCAGCTTCATCATGTCCATCAACGACACGCCGGAAATCCGCGAGATCTTCGCCGCTTTCGAGATCGAGGAGGCGCGGCACCATTTCAGAGTGAGCGGGCGGCCGACCGAGGCGCGCGAGCTGATAGTCTCGCGCATCTAACGAGGGCTTGCCCGACTCGCGCGGCGTTCTGCAACTGTTCCGGATGGACAACCGGATCGGCCTCGCGTGGTGTCAGACAGTCGGGGCGATGCTCGACACGCCCGGCTGTTCCGTGCGCGTTACGTGCGAGAAGTGCGGCCTTGATCGTCCTGTAGACCTTCAGGCGGTTGCCAAGCGCCGGGGCCGCGACTTCAGCCTAATCAATGTCAGATGTCCTTGCCCGTGCGGCCACTGGGTGAGGTTCATCGGGGCCTGCGGGCGGGGTGCCTGGATGCACGCGTTGCACGACGAGGCGCATGGTTTCTTGTGGGCCGCCGGAATACCGCTCGAGAAGACCTATGCTGCCCAACGGCAGAGGAGGAAGTGAAATGTGTAACCTCTACAGCAACCGCAAAGGGCCGGCTGCCATCCTCGATATCGCGCGGGCCATGCGCAGTTCGGCAGGCAATCTGGAGCCGGGGAGCGTCTATCCAGACTATCCGGCCGCCATCGTGCGAACGGGCGGCGACGGCGCGCGGGAGCTGGCCACTGCGAGATGGGGAATGCCTTCGCCAGCATTCGCATTGGAGGGAAAGAAGACTGATCGCGGGGTCACCAACGTTCGCAACACAGCCTCTCCCCATTGGCGCCGATGGCTTGGCGAAGCGCATAGGTGCCTCGTCCCCTTCGACGCATTTTCCGAGCCAGGCAAAGGCGGGCCAGTGTGGTTTGCGCTGGGCGAGGACAGGCCGCTCGTGTTCTTCGCCGGGCTTTGGACCAGCTGGACATCAACCCGGAAGCTTGCCGAGGGTGAAGTGACGGCGGATCTGTTTGCATTCCTGACCACCGACGCCAACGCGGAGGTGGGGGCCGTCCACCCCAAAGCGATGCCAGTGATCCTGACCACCGAGGCCGAGCGGGAGCTCTGGATGACGGCGCCGTGGGCGGAGGCGCAGAAGCTTCAGCGACCGTTGCCGGATGGGTCGCTCGTCACGCTTCAATCGGCCGCTTCATAAAGTCCGAGTGCTCTAAAACCTCTTGTCCCAGACTCCAAAAGGTCCTGTCGCGCTTCAATCTGCCTGCGGCGCCACCAACCTTCTCCCTCCCCCCGTCAGGGGGGTATACGAAGGGGCAGTGCCCATTTCAGTGAGATAGCCTTTGGCTTTGCCGCGCATTGTCACTCTTCTGGATGGAAGCGGC